TTGTGTTTCAGGGCAAGTCACCGGGTATTCACGCCACATAACGCCATAACGGCAGGAGTCCAATGCGTGGTCGGACTTCGTGCCACTGTCGAGATCTTCTGGGTCTTTTGGGTCAGCCATCGCTGCGGTTAGTTCCCGAATCAAGTTTGGGCATGCACGTCGCACAATCTTGAAGCGTGGACTATGCTGACCGTCTTTGACCCGTACTGATGCCAGCCATTCTTTCAGGCGTCTCCAGCCAGCCTTACGGTCTTTTACCGCAGCCACAGCTGGAAGCCCACGTCTCCACCAGACCTCAACAGGATATTCACCGATGCGTTGTTCGTGATTCTTTGGAGGGAAAGTGTTTGCCCAGTCAAAAGCGATTGCCTCAAGCTTCGTCAACCAAGGTCCATCAGGCTTGTCTTTGTTGACAGGTGCCGCATATCCACGTTCTTTGAGTAACTGTAATGTATCTTCAGCTTGCTTAGAACTTACTCTGCCAGCTTCATATATCTCACCAATGACGTAGATGTCTTCGTTCTCGTCAGATGCGTACAACAACGTTGCGGCCGGCGCTCCAGTACCAAAGTCATGTGATGCCCATACACGCCACCATGGTTGGACCTGAACATGATCAACAACGTGCCATGGTTTTCCAGACGTGTCGTACTCTTGGAATTCAGGGAAGAAACGACCACCAACACCTACTTCATGCTGACACTCGCGCAGGAATGAGATGATGCCATAGTCATCGATTTCACGCTGGCACACATCCATACTCTTGTGCGCCCATGTGTTTGTGCCACCTGTAATCCGATAGCCTGTACGGCCATCTTCACGCTCAAATGGCTCGTACGTAAGTCCTTGGACGGCAGGAACAATGGGAGACTGTACACGATACTGAAGCATGTCCAATTCGCCTGACAGAACCTGGGCCATCACGCTGTTAGCATGAATCTTGTTCTGAACAAAAACGATTGCACAGTCTGTACTCTTAGCTGGAAGGATGGTCTGTGTTATCGTAGAGATCTTCTTATCAACACGATTAACTGAGTCATCAAGTTCATCAATGTCGTCAAGAATGATGAAATCAGGACGCAAGTGATCGAGCTTGACACCGCGAGCGCCAGTATCCAACCCAAACGCCAACACGTTGAATCCGTTAGCGGTCCGAAGTTTCGAAGCGTTCCATCCCTTTGAAAAACCATACTTGTTAAGCGCCCTCTCAATTCCACAACGCTCCATCGTATGACCAATGTCTGATACGTGGCGGTCGGCAGCTTCTTGTGTTGAACAGACGTACAACAGGAACCGGCGAGAACCTTTCACGGCAATACGTGCAGCAATATGCTCCATGGTGGTGCTTTTACCACCACCACGAAACCAGCACTCGATCAATGCTGGCGGAGCGACTCCAGGCGTTATAGCCTCAGCCCATTCCCACGCGCGCTTGTGATGCTCACCAAGAGACGATGACATAGCGTGTGGAGCATATGTTCTCAACCATGTGTTGTAATCCAATTTGGCTCCATCTATAGCAAATGCACGCCCACTGTCGTAATCCCCAGTCTTGATAACATCTGTGATCTGCGCGTCCAACGCTTCGAGCAACGCAACAGATAACGGCTTATCACTGCGCGTAAACTGCTTAAACTCCTTAGGGACTTTCGGGAATGCCATTTGTTTCTACTACTTCCGCTTCCTGTATATCTTCATCTCCAGATGTATACATCCGTAGAAGTTTATTGATACCACTTCGAATTGCAATCAACTCTTCCTGATCGCGAATCGACGATTTGACAACCTCGACAATTTGCATCACAAGCATGAGTGCCTGGTCAGCTTCAATTGTATACGCCTTTGTCTGCATCATTCGTTGTTCTGCTTCAACCAGATCAGCTCGACGCTCAATAAGATCTAATACGTCTTTACTAGCATCGTATTCGTTCATACGCTCATTTAGCAGGTCGCCTATTTGCTCAAACGCATCAATGAAGTCAGGAGAACCAAGCTTGGATTTTGCCAAATGGTATGCAGACTCAATCTTGCGATATTGCTCAAGACCAACACCTTCAGCGGCTGCCTCAGCACGAACATCAACTAGTGCAGTAACGTAAGCAGTGTCATCACGTAAACTAAACAAGTCAGGGTCGTCGCGGTAGTTGTCAACCTTTGCAAGTAACTCTGTGCCAACACGTCTGAATCTGTTGCGCTCTTTCTGAAATATGTGTTGTAGGTACTGTGGCTTCTCGGATTTCTTTAGATGTGTAGATCCATGATGTGAGCAATACTGCTTACCTTTTAGTGCAGGGTTCTTACATTGCCGGTTAACGTCACCGTCACGAATGATAGCACTGCAACACTTAGCGTAACTGCTGCCAGCTTTCCTATATAGTCCGTCATCCTTCTCTATGAAAAATGGGTCATCAACACCTTTTGAGTCGAACATACTTGCAAGTATACTGGACCGATGAATAAAACAGCACCAGACCATTACCGTCAAACATCTATCGATACATGCACGGTTGCAGATGCGTGGGACCTAAGCCGTTGGCTGACTATGTCGTTGAAGTATATTCAGCGAGCTGGAAAGAAGAGCCAGGAATCTAAACTAGATGACATACAAAAAGCAGTGTGGTACCTAGTCTACGATGCGACTAAAGACCACACTGCTGCTGATGATGTGCTAAAAGTTTTTCTTGAACGCTCTAACGGCCTTCTTAAATGAGTTAGGTTTGCCGCCCGAGGCTGCAACAGGCTTTCCGTATACCGCGCTTCGAGCTGCGTTTAATCCACCAGGAGTCTGCGCAAATCTATTCGGTATCTGATTAGTCAAAGTATTGCCTCTACCTCTTGCACCAGACATAGCCATCAAATCACGTACGGAATCAAGTTGACTGTACGATGGTGCGATCTGTGGCATATCTGCATATCGGCCGGCATCCAACTGCATTCCACGCTCTTCATCCGATCGTTGGGATTTTAGCAGAGGCAACATCATCCTTCGTTGTTCAAGTTCGTCGGGATCATTCCAAACACGTTGCCAGTCTTTAATGCTACCAGCATTGAAATTTGGCTTCTTTTCAACAAAGGCTTCATCCATAAATGACCGAATATCCATAGATGGGTTTGTGTATAACGCCTTGTAGATTGTGTTTAAAGTATCTCGGTCTACAACTCCACCACCAATTTGCAACTTCTTCATAGGTTGCATTAGGTTGTGGAGCTTTTCAAATTCTGGATCCCACTCTCTACCTCGCTTTTGATATTCAGTTTGCCATTTAGCTAGAGGTTCTGTTATACCAAACATCATTCTCTCGTATTCGGCAGAGTATCCGGCTGGGCGCGGATTAAGTACTTCACCAGCTACGATCTGAGCTACGGGACCAATACGACCTAATTGGTTACCGGCAAACTTAGCGGTATCGCCTACAAGCTTTCCTGCATTGCGGACTGATTGTATAACACCACGCGATCGTGCCATTTTAGGCAGGATGTCTGCGGCAGTCTTTGCATACTTACCACCAGTTATGCCACGAACCAGTGCTTTGCCACCCTCAATACCACCTTGCGTAAGTGCGGCACCAAGACCAGCACCAAACATTCCAGGATTAGTACCTTGGAGAAAACCTTTTACATCGTCGCGTGTATCCTCATAGGCTCCCTGAGCAAGTTGCCCAGAGATACCTAATAGATCGCTAAGTAAGTTACCTTGAGGCACTAGCCTTCTCCCTCATCTGCTGAAGCGTAGTACCCTTTGCATACTTACCACGATAAGCTTCCAAGAGAGCGCCACGCTTGTTAGGATTCTCTGCATCAAACTCTTCAGTCAATCCGCTAGTCTTGTATCCCTTGAGAGATTCCTGGCTACCGATTTCCTTGTCATACTTATTCATAAGACGCATGCCAGTTTCGTTATCAACTCCGTCACGTTGAAGCATAGCTGCTAGGTGCTTACGTCCTGTAGCAACACCCTTTTGCACGGTAGCGTCAAACGCTTCACCAAGGTAAGACTTCGCATCACGTACGGCTTGCTGATTACGCTTCATTGTGTCGGTCATTGATGACTGACCACCACGATATCCGCCTCCGCTTCGGCCACCTACAGCCGACGAAGGTGCAGATCCACCAGCAATGATGCCACTAGTATCCTCACCACGGTAACTAGGTGCGTTTACGCCTGGGCGCTTGATATCTTCGTATGGTGGACGAATAACTTTTTCCGGAGCGTCTTTCTTACCCTTGACATATCCACCGAGAAAACCGAGTCCTCCACCCACGGCAAGAGCGGAAGGAACACCAATTATCGCAGCACGACGTAGCTTCTTGTTACCAATCTTAAGTTTGCCTGCAAGTTTAAGGAGTTTAGCCGCACGACCTTTGTTTGTATCGGCAATTCGTTGTGCGGAATCGCGAGCTAATTCAGCGGCTGTTCGTGCAGTTCGCTCAGTATCAGCAAGACGCTCAGCGCCGCGACGTAAAGCACCTTGCTTGCGAGCAGCTGCAAGAGTAGCCTCGCGACCAGCCCGTTCAGCATCGCGCGCACGCTCTGCTGCTCTACGCGCAGCTCCTTGTCTTCGCGCAGCGGCTAATGCTTCATCGCCTCTACGTTCAGCACCTCTACGTGCTGCGCCCTGTCTTCGAGCAGCTGCCAAATTTTGTTCAGCCGTACGTTCAGCACCACGGCGTGCTGCACCCTGCCTACGTGCAGCAGCTAAATTAACATCAGCAGAGCGTTCAGCACCGCGGCGCAAAGCACCCTGTCTACGTGCAGCAGCTAGTGCGTCACCATCAGTGCCTGTAGGAACACTTCTTGGAGGAGTGCCAAAAAAGCCTCCACCACCACCGGACGAAGACCTGCCAAATGCAGTTCTCCGCCCACCAAATCCACCAAATCCACTAACTCCTGGCATGATTATTTACCTCTAGCAATATTTGCAATTTCTGTTGCAGTCGCGCCCTTACGATATCCGCCACGCTTACGATAGGCATCAAGCAATTTTTTCGCTTCGCCGCCTTTTTCATACCCAGCAACAAGGCCATCCTTATTAGACGTAAGTGCTTCATCGTTAGC